ACATGTAATCGCTATTAATCTTCTTGACTTCCATATCCACGGCATCCTTGGTCAGGCCCGTGTAAGCGCCACCCGCACCAGGGGTATTGCCACTCTTAATGTTCATCATTTCGCGTGTCCCGTCAATCTCCGCATTGTATTCCGCATCGTAGGACATGGGGTCTCTGTGTGCGCCAGATCCAGCATGGCCATAGTGGTCATTGTCACTAACAAATTGTTTTTGTGTATCATATACTTGCACTTCTATATGCGAGTAGGCACCCTTGCGTCCGGTCACATCTCCACCCACATAACCGTGTTGATTATTGTTATCAGATACAGTTTGGCGATTGGTGGTGCGCGCCACCACTTCCGGGTCATAGACAAATGCTTTATAGACATGGGCATTGACGTTACGTGTAGTCTCAAAGCTCTCCAGGGTTTGACGATTGGTTGTGCGCGCCTCATCTTCGCTCTGCACGGGGACACCATCCGGACCTTTTGCATTAAGAATGGTCGCATCATGAATCGTGGTTTCCTTAATGGTCGTGCGCATGGCATGAGTAATCGGGTCATAGGTGGTAGGCTTTGAAGGTATTTGCGCATGCATATTACCAAACGTCCGCGGCGCATCCACAAAGTATTCCTTGGGCGTTCTTTTGAGGATATCGGTAAAAGGAGCAATCACGGCTTTCACCATGGAGGTCAAGTTACTAATCACTGTGCGCTGTTGGGTAACATCGCGTGCATTGCTATAGACGAGTACACCGGCCTTACCATAATCGTCTTCGGCACCTTTACCAGGTTGTGCGCCAAAAGCGGCCGCCGCGCCCTGGTATTCCACATGACCATCCACACGGGCGGTGGGTTTGATGACGAATTCAGGGCGTTCTGTTTCCCGAGTGTTGGCCCCGGTAGTTTTTAGCCATTGGTCTTCCGATTGTTCATAGAATGTATCGGGGCGATTCTTGGACATTGAGCCCTCCAGACCACGTGAGCCACCTGTTTGCGTTTTTTGTGGTCCTTGGAAAGGTAGTTCATAGGTGCTTTTAGGGCGTGATAAAGGACGTAATTCATCCACTGTTTTCGGCCGGGCATAATCCAATGTTCTGGCCTGTTGAAAGCCACCTTCACTGTTATTGTTAAAACCCATATTCAAGCCAGGGCCGACGCGCACTTGTTCAATTGGAAAATCATTATTGCGTTTAATGGGCGCTTCAATGTGGCTAACATAGTAATCCACGTTGTTTTTCATTCCGCAGACATTTCCCATATTCGCAATCGGTTCAAAGAAACATTCCACTTCCTGTTTATGCTTGAAACGCTCACCACGACCCGTAGAGTTTTCCAGATACGAGGAACTGGCAAATGGGTCTATGTTCTGTTTTACTTCTCCGCGAAAGAAGGGCTGCATATTATTGTGTTTAAATTGCTCCGCCGGGATGGAATCGCCCGTCATGGATTCCACATAGCTTTGTTTGTTACCCTCCACGTTAAAACCTGACGCCGCGCCCTCTGGCATTAAAGGCTTAAACATGTCAGCATAAGCCGGGCGTGGCACCACTCCGGTCGTCGTTGGTGTCTGGGCTTGGTTCCAGGATTCTGTGCCCATTTGGAATTCTTGCTTTCTTACTTGGTTCCAATAATCGGAATCGTATAAATTTTTCATGGAAGGGATATCGTTTTGAGGCAGAGGTTGGTTCTCAATATTTTTAAACGTCTGACGCTCTTTTGATAACGTATAACCAATTCCCGACAAGGCAGCAGTTGTATATGCTTCCATACTCTATTATGAAAATAGGATAAAAAAAAGCTTCATCTAAATTTATTTGCAAGATTTCACCAGGTATTCGTATTGAACGGTGATTTGGGTATCACCACGCACAATGGTTTTGGGCGTATCTAACTTTACCTTGGTGGCCGTGTAACTAAACTCCTTTTTGTCCGAACCTTGGCTCATTTCACGTAGGGTAAATTTCACCTGGCGTTTGGTAGGGTTTAGTTTCAGCAGAGCACGGCCAGCTTTGCGTGCCGCTTGAGAAGGGGCTTTGCCTGTGTAGCGACCGCCCTCGCCAATGTCTTTCATGTGGGAATCAGAGATAGTGAAGGTGCGGTCAGACATGTTTTCTACCTTATACGAAGATTTATTTTATTTAATTACATTTGTTTGACAGAGTCACAGGATCTCCAAGAAACCTGGTTGGGATTGCCCGGGGCAGAGGCACCGCATGCAAGTGGGGGTGTCCATTGTTGGAATTTCTGCTCCATATTCACCTGATTACTGGGCGGCAGAATGGGGGTTTCATCCACCAGGTCCGGGATGCACGGGCGATGGTTATCTTTAATCATGATACGGTTACTGACAAGGTAATCAAAGGGAACCACTGCTTTATCTTGGGGATCGTAACAGAGCCATTCCCAGCGGTTCCAGCCGGTGCCACGTAATGTGCAGGGAGGGTTGGAGAGGCGGGTGGATTCCGTGGGAGCCATGCATTTCCGTGTGTCCTGAACGCCGTTGGTTTTTGCGGCACAGACACCTTCAATGGGTGGCGTATATTTACCGGGTAAATATTGTTCTTTGGCGCATCTGGTATTCTTGTAATTCAGACCCCGCAACTCACTATTTACATCAATGGTGGAACCATACTCGCAAAAGCCAGGACCCCATTGTTGCCAGCGAATAAAAGGATCATTGGGAATATCCTGACCGCATTCCTGGCAATCACTGGAAGGTGTCGCAAGCATATACATACCCGGACCGGTGGAACGTTTTAATTGTTCTTCATAGGAACATGAATCTTGGCGCAATGAAGCCGCGGACATTTATTCTTGTTATAACTTAATATTTATTTTTTACCGATTTTGTGTTTCAGCCGCCGCCCACCTCTTTGTGGAAATGGTTGCCCATATTGATCTACTTGTGCCTGCGCCTGGGCCGGTGCTTGTTCTTGGCCTTGCAATTCACCGGGAGCCGCTGGGGTGGGAGAATTAAAGAGCTTAGATACAAGATACATAAGAATGAGCAAGCCTACCAGAATACCTACACCAATACCCACGTATTTCAGGATTTTCAATAATTGGGTATAATCTTTCTTTGTGCTTACTTCCTCCGCAGGTGGCGTCTCGGCTGCCGCGGGTGGTGTATATTTAGGGGTTCCTTCTGGAATAGCGAGATAACCAAGGGTGGCAAGTGAGATTCTTTGCACTTCCCCATTAATGGTGCGCTCGCAATTGCTACCACTAGAGAGTGTCCAGCCTGTGGGGCATGCGACCGCTTGACATTGCTTAATATTACTGTTCTGACCAGTTAATGTGCTACTTGTATATCCGGTCTCACATCCAGCACGGGCTTTGAAATTGTGTTGAACCAATGTAGCGTTACAGGTATATTGAGAAAAGTTATAACCATTATACAGAGTATCCTTACTACATTTTAGGCTACCTGTATTATCACGATTGTAATCAAACAATCCCGTTTCCGGTGCACAGAGACAGAACCCCGTATTGGAATCTACCGGCAGATAGAAAGCAGTGGCATCTTTTAAACAAATACTTGCTGGAATACTCATGTTATTTATCTTATAAGAATAAAATTAACGGCGGCAATGGGCATAGTTCATCGCCGGAGGCATAGGAACTGCAGGGTAAGCAAACATCTGGCATGCCGGCAGATGCAGTTTGGTGGTATCAATGGGCGCCGTCTTATCATTAATAATGAAAGGGTTCTCGTCTAACGGTTTAGATTGGGATACGCTACATTTAGAAAGCAAACGGGTAATGCCTCTCAGCTCGCTCTCCATATCAACCAGGTTACCTTTCACTTGACTGACTGTCGGGCCACCCAGTAATCCCAGACGGTGTATGCATTTATCGGGATGTTCGTAAATTTCATCATTAAGAATATAGCTGAGGATAGAGGTATTACCGCCTAACTCACGAGCATAACGACAATGATCGTATGTAAGACGGTTAAAGCTCATGTCTTTTCTACTTATTGCCGCGATTAAAATTGTGGTGGGTGGAAAGAATAAAAATAATGAGTCTAATGCAAGTTCGTCATGCCGTAACCGCAACGGTTCATCATCTCCTTGCGGCGGACAAAGTCCCGAGTGGGTTCGCCTCCCCATGTCCAGCTGGGGACAATATGGTTGGGGTCTTGAATATCTTGCATGCATTTGACCAGAGGGGTCGGGTGGTAGGTCTCACGCTCCATAATGGCTTTCTTGCAAGGTATCTTAATGCCCTCGTAAATAGAGTTATTTACACCTTGTTGAATGGCCAGTTCGGCACCGGGATCAGATACACCTGGTTTTAGGTTGGGGCACCCTTGAAACATACGTTCAAAGAGTTGCACCTTGCAGCGATCCCGGGTTAGCGTACTGGGGTCATTGCGTATTTTGGAATCCTCATCAATTAGGCAATCGTCCGCTACACCATAACCGACCTTTGCCCGCAGGTTCGGGTGATCGTATTGGAAGTCCGGGGAACGCACTTTGGGCGCCTCGCATGTGGAGAGCGGTAGATACTGATAGACGTTATAACCATACATCTGTTCGTTTTGCGCATCTCTGGCTTCTCTCGCACAGCAATCGGTGGAAAAGTTTTTTGAATCCAAAAAGATACGTTGTTTGGACGCCGCCATAAGAATCTCTATACCTTAAAGAACATATTTATTTTAGCGCATAATTGGACGGTACATATTTTGATGACATTCAATGCCATTTCCTTCTTTGCATGTTGCCGGTGATCCATACAACCATTTCGCATAGCCTTCTTGGTCATTAGGGATCGTGGTAGAGGGAACCGTGTAGAATTCACGCGCACCATACCATTTTCCCCAAATATCATTCACGTCTTTAAAGACGCGCTGTTTAAAGTTGCTATCCACCCGTTTCTTTACTTTCTCTAGGTCACATGCCGCGGGACGATTGGGGTTATATTTAATATCCGCGATGTTGGGGTTCATAAAGGGATTCTCTACCGTTGTGCGAGAACACAATTGGTTATCTACGATATCCAAGTCACGGTCTTTTAAGAAGTTTTCCGCGACGGTTCTATCTCTCTGTTCAAATTGGTAAATGACAATGGACAATATACCAGCGAAGAGACCAATGAACATATATTTTGCATTGGCTTGAAGTAGGGAAAGCACAATGGATAAATATAAGAAGAATCTTAGAATCGCATTAAGTTTCTCTTCCAAACTCATATCTTTCAACGGTAAAATGTAATAAAAATTTGTCGCATTGAATAAATTAATTAAATCTTCGTACCAGATTTTTTCAGGCATCCTCTACTAGTTCGCTTTGATTATTATTTTCTTTCGCGGATTTTTCGCGGATTTTCTTCTTTAGACGTTCTGACATATTTGCCTTACGAGAAGCACTATGCATGCGACCGCTACTGGGTCTTTTCTGGCTACTGCTGCCTCCTGCGCCACCCATCATGCCCTTCATAATGCTTTCGGGATTCATGCCCATTTTCTGGAATTGGTTGAGCATGCTGCTGAGGCCACCCATGTTCTTACCAATATCTCCCATTCCAGGAATCATACCAGGTAGTTTAGAAGCCAAACCCAGTGCATCTTGAAGGAGTGTCTCTTGCGCTAGCTCTCCAGAGGCCATTTTCGCCATCATTTTGCTACTCACAGAGCTTACCAATTTACCAAAACCGGAGTTCGGGTTCTGTAGCGAACTTAGAATGTCCATGTTGCCAGATTGTAGGGTCTGTTGGATTTCATTGATGTCAATGTCCTGCATAATTTCTTTGGCCAGCTTACCAAGAGACGTAGTTTCCAGGTTTTTTAGTTCATCTTCTAGCACACTAGAGCTACGTTTGCCATGGAGCACCTTTAGCTTAATAAGCGTCTGCTTTACCCATTCGTCTTCCAGTTCCGCGACTTTCTCAGCAAAGTCCTTGTTCAAGAGATGCTTTAATACCTCAACAACCGCATCCACATTAACATTCTCCCGTTTAAAAATAGTGAAAATGGTCAGATAATGATGCAATGTATATTTATCGGTAAAGGTAGCTAGCACCCAGGAGAGAGGAATACCCGTATAAACTTCAAATCCAACCCATTCCTCTGGGAAAGTGCTGGTGGGGTCTTCCAGTTTCTCATACGCATCCCAAAAGGCACCGTCTAAAATACTGACATAGCTAGCATCTAGTTTATCCATACTGGCATAGTTCTTCTTCATCGCCCGCAGGATATCTCTGGCCGGCTTACTGGTCTCTTTTTGTTCCTTGGCATAGTTCTTTACTTTTTTTAAGAGATCAATATAATACTGATTAAACACGTAGATTCGTTGATCGTTCATAAAAATAAGTTTGCGTAATTCTTTAAATGGATAAAAGGGCTAAGCGCCATAGCGTTCGCTTAAATTCAGGAGCACCTTAAAGTATCTCCAAATGACTACCTTGTTCTCATCATTCAGCTCTAGCCAACAGCTTTTTAGCTTTGACACCACATCTAGCACACTGTTATAGTCACTGAATTCCTGAAAATCCTTTTCTAGAAAGAAACTCTCATCTTGGTTCTTAATTTTTTCCGCATAACGGGTCGTGACTTGATCATAAAACAGACAACTGATAATGGTTTCATCTGACGCAATGTATGCATCCAATCCAAATTTATACATGCGAAGCTGAGAATCGGTTGGAAATACCTTCACCAGATCCGTGATCATTTCACAGAATACATCGTTAAATTTACTAAGATAGTCCATTACCGGACACGTATATATGCAGGAGGTAGTGTTTAAGTGTTTAAGTAAGTTTGAATATTTTGGTTAGTTACATGTATTTCACTATTGAAACATCCACCATGGAGGATAAGAAAGGAAGGCTTGGTTGTTTGTAAAAGCTCTTCCATTGCAATACATTTTAGATTATACCCATAGAAATATTTACCTATTTTATCCGGTGAATTATCCACCAAAAAGTGAATCTTGGAATAATCCAGACCATAATAGCACAAATATAGGCTATGTGCGGAAGAAGGCCATAAGTAAATTGTTGCGGTGTGTGTTTCGTTCAATTGTTTATTTATTTCAGTTGCCCTTTCAATAAGTGCATTTAGGTATTTGGGAATATAAAATTCGGAATCTTTTTGAACAGGTTGATAATGCGTCAGATGCGTGTTGGCACCGCCGGTATATTCAAATGCAAACATGACGGAATGATTTAAATAGAAATATACGTCATTACAGCGATAGCCATACGTTTGAAAGGTTTCTTTGATGAACTCATTTTCAACGTAAAATGTGTGTTCAATATTTAAGGTATTGCAAAAGCTTTCTTTTTGTATGGAATTTTCAAAATCAGGGAGACATACGTAGATGAACTGAATCTTATTTTTTAAAGCCATTTTAATAAATTCAATCGGTTGATATAAATGTTCAAAGACATGGGACGTTACTAAGGTATTGGCCGATAGTTCCTGAATATTTTCTACGTCTTCTATGAAAAGGGGTAGAACAATACGTCCCTCTATCTTACCACAATAATAGGGGTCTATGATATAATACGGCCAAGGGGATTCTGATTTGTGCAGAATCAACTCAGATAAATCCCCATTTCCTGCACCTATTTCAATAATCCCAGTAATTTTCTCATTTTTACAAATAAACTCAGTATAAGTTTCTTTCATGACTTGATGAATTTTACCGATTGGATTTACATGTCTTCCATAGACTAGATTTAGATCACCTAAATACTTAGTTTGATACGTTTTACAGATAGTGCATTTAAGAATATTAAAGGGAATCCAAATAGCATTCGCGTCAGGTTCATCTAACATATTGTAACTAATCGGCACAAAGCGATCTTCTTCAAAAGAGACGTCCAATTCGGTATGCTCACAAAAACAACATTTTTTACGGACAGTATAATGCAGCATTATATAGATGTACGTTTTTTTCTTTAGGTCATTTTTAACTGCTAAGAGAGGTGGGTGGCATAGTAGAGGTATTTAAGAAATTTTGAATATCCAGCGCTCTATCGGCTTGGAGCTTGGATAAATCCGGTGCAGATTTTCCATTCATCTTTTCGCTTTCCGTTTGGGCAATCATCTCTCCGGTGAGAATTTCGTTGCGCTCTTCTAAGTTTGCCCAATTGTATTGTTTGTGTGGATCCGCATTCGGGTGCGCGTCTTCCTCAATAAATGAAAAGAGGTCACTTGAGCTATTGTTTTTAAATCCAAAAGCGGAAGGCTCTCCATCACTGGCCCCCGCGGTTGCGCCTGTGCCACCCGATTGCTGGGCACCGCCTTCTGCCTTTGGTGGAGCCATTTTATCCAGATTAAATACTAAACCTTTGTTCGGTAACAATAGGTAATCAAAGAGTTTTTTATCTGTCAGCACATCTTTATTTGGCATAATCATCAAGCTGGGTACCGCCGTAATGCATGTTGGCACCGATAGGCCTTTGCTCTGCAATCTCTCCACATTGACGAATTTAAAATACTTTTTAACCCCATAGTGACCTAATTGATCCATCAACATCTGAGAGGATTTACAATAGTTGCTATAGAATAAAATCATTGCTATTATTGCGCTTAATCTCTATAAATGGATTTTGTCTGTAAATATGGACGCGCTTAGCTTAAAAAAATGAGAGTTTATAATTAAAGGGATTATATAGAATAGAATGAACACGGTTCGCTTTCAACAACCGAAGAAGCTGAGCAAAAAGGAGGAGGAGGTTCTAAAGGTCGCAAATCGTTATGATTTCCAGGTTCATAACATGGACTTGGCCATTATTAACGGCATTCGTCGGGTAATCCTCTCTGAAGTGCCTGTGCTAGGATTTATGGGCGAGGGCGAACCCAGTATTAAAATTCATAAAAACAATGGCCCACTCCATAACGAGTTTATGATTCACCGGCTGGGTATGCTCCCTCTGTATTTTACAGAGGAAGAAACCGAAGGGTTCATTGAGAACGAGTGGGAGTTTTATCTAGACATGAAGAACATTGGCACCAGTATGATGAAT